TTACTGTCTGTGATACCGAATATTTCGTCTTTTGATAGTGTTTCTTGTTTCAGCTCTCCATGAATATATTTTACTATGTTATCTCTTGACTCTTCCCAAGTTTTCTTGGCTTCAGGTTTAAATGCTAACATAGCAGGGTTGATGACAGGTAAAAACTTGTCTTCAACTATTCTACCACTATACTCAGTAATGGAAGTAGCTTTTGTATAGTACTTTAGTGGCTCAGAACCAACCAATATTACCCAGTCATAATCATCTGGGTTAAATTGAATATCCACATCTCGTTTTAATACTTTTTTTACTTGTGGATTGGAGCAGAGAACAAATGATTCAAAGTTGAATTTGTTTTGAAACAACTCAAAAAATTTATTTCTGCTTGGTTTACTTTCTATTAATGCTATTCTCATAATATATATTATACTCTATTTTTGACCTTTTGTCAAGAATTATTTTTTCTTTGTTTTAACCACTCCCGATATGAAAGCGGGTAATCAGTTTTACGGATATATTCCTGATAGAGTTCTTTGTTCTCTTTTGATTCCGTCATAGTTTTTACCCACTCGTCAGAAATATCCTGCCATTGTTTATCATTAGCCATATAACTTTTCTTTTAATTTTATTACCATACTTTCTGTCAAGTCACCTGGGTCACCATACTCAGCAGGTAATCTAATATTATAATGTTTTAGTCCTACATTCTCACATAGTTCTTGTGTCTTTTCGGCTGCTTTTTGACCTGCCTCATCTGGGTCTAATATTATATCTACTTGGTCAACTCCAGTCATTTTTAGGAGTTGAAGTTTTTGTTCGTTCATGTTGTTTACTCCAAACATACATAAGGAGTTTGTTAGGCCTTTGTCGTGTAGATTTACTACATCATAAATGCCCTCCACCAAAATAACTCTACTCTTAATAGGAGTTACTCTGGTGGGATATAAGGGCAAAATCGCTTTAGGAGGATAAAAGATATACTTCGGCTGATCTTTAATATGTGAGTTCATTCGAAGTCTACCTTGAAAGGCAACGATTCTACCTGTAATGTCCCTTATCGGGAACACAATTCTGTCATTAAAAGGACTTCTACTTGACATAAATGCCTCAAACTTTTTATATGTATCAGGTTTGATTCCTCTCTCATTCCCAACATACGGCATTATATCTGTAGGCATTTTAAGTCCTACTGTAGCTGACCTTTTTTCTTCTATTCTTTGTCTTACTTTTTCTCTTTTTATGTCTAAATAATTACTTGGTTTATCAAATAATTTAAATATGTTTCCTTTGAACCCGCAAGAAAAACAATTATATATTCCTGTAATTTTGTCTATTCTCATACTTGGATTAGTGTCGTCATGCTCTGGGTTTAGACAATGAACTACAAAGTCTGCGGGAGACTGTTTAAATTTTATTTTTTCTTCTATTAATAATTCTTCTACTGTCATAATTTTTCTGCTATCTCCTTTATCTCTTTTAGCGATTTAAAATAATACTCATGAAATTCTACACCTATCCAAGTACCTTGCTTTTGTACTGCTTTACTACTATCTTCTAATATATAGTAAGGGATTATCCCTAATATTTTTTCATGAAATATTCTATATTTTTTTCCTTGTGCTACTAATGTTGTCATTCTTGATATACTTTTCTTCTGTCTTTAATTAATATTCCATTCAGGTGATCGAATTCATGTTGTATAACTCTTGCGTCGTAGCCTGTGAACTTTCGTTTTATTACTGCTAGGTCACCTGATGTATCTATTGTCGTTTGATATGATATGGTTATACTATGTGAGCGCTTTACTTTTACATGGGCACCTGGGCAACTCAAACACCCTTCCCACCCATTCTTCATGTAAGAACTGCGTTGTATTATTTTTGGATTAATAAAAAGTTCGGGCGGGTCTCCTGCAAGAAATACTCTTACAGGTATGCCAATCTGTATTGCAGATATGCCAATACCTTTATTCTCTTTCATAGCTTTGTTTAGCTTTCCATAGAGTTCCATTAGTTCTTCAAGTGTTCCTCGCCACTCTTTTGACATAACTCGAACTTCTTTATCTACTTTAATCTTTTCTGTCATTTGTTCATAATTGTTTATGTTTCCACCCCTGTAATTTATCTCCTAATTCTTCAAATTCTGTCATTTTTGTTTTGCCATCTGTTTCTCTTGTATAATATTTACTTTTCCATGCAAGCTCTACCATCTGAAACCAAACTGCTACCGCCTTGTTTACAAATTCTTTCTCAGGCCATAGGTAGTACATATTCCACCAATCTTCTTCAAATCTGTGTATTTTAACTTCCCAAGATATTCTCTTTGTTTTGTTAATTTCGTATACTGCACGAAGTCGTTGAGACCCCGCTATAGGCCAATAGTTATTCATTACTAATAGTGGATTTAACATATCATTTTCTAAAATACTTTCCATTAGTGGTTGATTTACAGGCACATTCTGTATATTTTCTTTTACTTTTGGTTGTGCCAATAAAAAATCTGTGTCTGTCCATTGTTCTTCAAAAGGTGGAATTGCTACTAGCTCAGCCGCCTCTTTACTTAGTCTATCGCTCGCCATGATAAATTTCCTCCAATGCTTCTTCATATACTGGTCTAAATTGTTCTAAACTAGGTACTTCTAATTTAAACTTTGAATTTGAATTGTATAAGATTATATCTGAGCAATGTAATATCCATGCTTCTTCTAATTGTTTTTCTGTGTATAGTATCATATAATATCCTGTGAATCTTCATCTTCGGAGCCAATCGACATTTCTTTTCTCATTTTTTCTTTTTCAGCTGGAGTAATAGCTGAGTTTGGACCAATCTTTAATGATTTCCAATCCATCTCACTTGTAAACCCTTTGACTTCATTGTTTCTCATCTTAGTACAATTAAAAGTCATACAGTTATCTCCTGGCTCCCATGTTTCAAGTGAGTAAGCAGCATCTGCTGCATCTAATATACCTTTTGCAAATCTAGCTTCTCCTGTGTTATCCGTCTGATACGGAGCAAATACTAGTGTTTCATAGTCCTGTGCAAAAGACTTTAATTTTTTACTTATTTCTATTTGTTCTTGCCAGTCATATTGACTATTTCTTCCTGGCGCATTGTGGCGGCGAACTTGGTTAACATAGTCTACAATGACTATGCCGATATCAGTACGACTAACTCTCTTATCGAGTTCGCTTTGAATTTTTGAGAGAGTGAGAGCTGAGTCATACACGACATCAATTTGTTTATCCTTATTCAGTTCTCTTTTGACAAGTTTTCTATGAAACTCGTCAAAATCTCTATTAACTTCGTATTCTTTTAGTAATTCGTGTCCACCTTCAAATCTTCCTGCCCACCAACCTGCTACAAGATTCCATTCTTCTGTATTCATGTTTTTATCACGAATATTAGTAAAAGGAACTCTTGTAGAGATGGCACACATTCTTTGAAGCATAGAACGACTGTCCATTTCTATTGTAAAATATAATGCACTTCTTCCAGAATCATATACATTAACAGCTAGGTTACAAGATGTTAGGGATTTACCTGAACCTCGTCTGCCGCCCACAAGCACTAAATCTTTAGGTGAGAATTTGACAGTTGCGTCATATTCTGTGTTGAGTCCTAGAGGTAAATACTTTGCTCGTTGTTCATCATCTTCAAAAAGAGTAATCGTTTGCATACTCTCTGAAGGTGGTGTTACATCTACTTTATCACTTACATCTAGAACTATTTCTTGTAGTTGTTCTATATTTTCTTCAGCAGTTGCCATCGTAACTGTTTTATCAACATACTTATCAAGACTATCTAGTATTTCTACTTGTGTATATTCATTTTTTAAATAGTCTAATAGTAAATGTGGTTCGACATCTACTTCGATCGTTTCAATTGCTGAGAGTTTTTCTTGTACACTTTTGTCTCGAACTTCAAATGTTAGTTCTTCAAAAGTTGGGAGAGATTGATATTGGTCTATGTGCTTTTCCAAGATGTTAAATATCCCTCGGTACTCTGTTGGAAGATAAACTTCTTTCAACTGTGACCAAGTATCTAAATCTTTGTAAACTATAAGTTGTTTAAGTAAAGCACTCGCAATATTCATATATCTCTCTCAAAAAAAGGGGAGTGTTGCACTCCCCCGCTAAATATTGCTAGTTAGCCTATTTCCTTTCTAGCTGCACCATTGTAATCAGCACATTGTAGACCTCTTCTGGTCAACATTGTTTTAACACCTCTTACAGTTTTACCGATATTATCAGCAATTTCTTGTACAGTCATGTCAGAAATATCAAGGTCAGCTAAGACATCAGCTTTGCTTGAACCTTTTGTGTGTTCTTGCTTAGGAATAGCAGGAATGTCACCACTTCTAAGTAATGAAAGAGCTTTACCTCTGATTCT